AAAGCACCTAAAGTCTCTGTAGATTTGAAAGACCCAACTGCTGTAGCAATGGCTGGTCTTAAATTGCAAAGCGATATTAGGCAAGACTTTAAAGGCCCGAAAGACACGGCTACTGCTTATCAAACAATGTATAACGCTGCCACAAACCCGACTCAAAAGGGTGATACGACAATGCTTTATACATTCTTTAAAGTTCTTGACCCACAATCTACTGTGCGTGAAGGTGAGATTGAGATGATTAAACAATCTCGTTCTATCCCTGAGAAATTTAAAGGAATGGCTATAAAGCTGGCAAGCGGTCAAACATTGCTAGAAAGCGAAAGAGCAGACTTGTTAAATCAAGCGTATCAATATGTTGCTAACCAACAAAGAGGTGTTACAGAAACAATTGATATGTATAAGGACTACGCTAAGGCGTTTGGTTTAAATCCAGAGAAAGCCGTTCCTAATCCATTTGCAGATATTAAGAAGCCTCCATCAAAAACTGTGATGATAAATAAAAAATCAACAGTTGCAAAACTTGCTGATGATGGTAACTACTATATTCAGTCTGGAGTAAATACTGATGGAACACCTAAGTATTTTAAGGTTGACTAAGCATGGCTAAATTAACACCAGTTACAGGAAACCCATTTGCAGGGCTTGAATCAGTATTGGTTCAAAAAGAAAAGTCTCAGCGCATTGAGCCATCTGAGCGTGGACAAATGGCTGGTTACTTGCAATTGTTAAAAGATGCTGGCGCAGGTAAAGCGGTTATTGGTGCTGTTCTAAATGCAGGTTCTCCATTAGACCAAGCTAAAGCAATTGTTAAAAATCTTCCAACTGCTGAAATTAAGTTTGATGTTATTGCAGGGAACTATGTTCCATACATAACATACAAAGACAAGAACTATGCCATTACAAAGCAAGGTCTAACTGGTGAAGATGTAGCGGAGTTTTTGACTCCATCTATTGCTGATATTGTTTCTACTGGTGGAGTAATGGGTGCGCTTAAAGTAGGCTCACAAGTTCTTCCTCCTCCATTAAGAGCATTAGCACAAGGTGCTTTGGCTACACCTGTAAGAAGGGCTACTGTTGCTGGAACTACGGCTGGTGTAACAGACCTTTCAATGCAAAACCTTGCACAAATACTTGGTGGAGAAAAAGACACATCATATTTGCAAGCAGGTGCAACATCTTTGTTTGGTGGATTTGGTCAAAATATTGGTGAAAACTTAGCTAAAAAGTTTGGCAAAAAGCAAAGCATTTTAGACAACCAAGGCAGACTAAAGCCAGACGTTGAGCAATATTTTATTGACCAAGGCTTAAACACTTCAAGATGGACACCCGACATTCTGATGGAGTTGGATAAGTTACGCCAACAAGCAGGTAGGTCATTTTATGATGATGCGGTATTGTCAACATCTGTTGCAAAAGCAGAATCAAAAGCATCTGGTATTCCGACAACAAAGGGTCAGCAAACTGGTGATGTAAATCAACTTGCTCGTGAATATCGCATGAGGGCTGGCGCATCTGGTGATAAAGCTGCTACTACCATGCGTGAGTTTGACTTGGCACAAGCCCAAGCTATTAAAGAGGCGCAAGAGCGTTTACAGGCTCAAACTGGTAGAACTACACAACCTACATTTACCACTCGTCAAGAACAAGGCTCTGCCCTTGCTGAAGACTTGCGTAAGACAGCATCTGCAAAACTCAAAGAAGTAGATGAAGCATATAAAGAAATGAAGGATGTTCCTTTTTCTGTTATGCCAGATGACTTCAATGGATTGGCGCAATACGCAACAGATTTTGCTTTAGCTGGTGACAGGATTCTTGACCCTAAGTTGTATCCTGAGATGATGGCAAATATTAAGTATTTGCGTGAACTTACAGAAAAGTTTGGTGAAGATTCTTTCTCTTTGGGGAAGACAGAGCAAGTTAGGCGTGTTCTTTCAAGAACTGCAAACTCTGCAAGCAATGACGAAAGAAAGGCTGCTGCTCTTACATCCATTAAGGCTTTTGACACATGGTTAGATGACTTGGTTCAACAAGGTAAGTTCTTGGGTGACGAGACTGCTGTTACTAAGTTAAAAGACGCAAGAGCAAAGCGTACAGAATATGGTCAATTATTTGAGCCATCTCAAAGGCTTGGTGGTGATACTGCTGGAAGGTCTATTGAGCAAATCATTAAAAACGATGATGTAACTTCTCCAGAAATTGTTAACAAGATTTTTGGAAACGCTGATGTTGGTGGCAACCAAAATGCTTTTAGAACAATTGATAGACTTGTAAAAGCGTATGGTGCAGACTCACCAGAAGTAAATCGAGTTCGTGAGGCTGTGTTCTATCAAATTATCAATGGCTCTGCTGGTGACCCTGCTAATCCTTTAAAGGTTGTTCAAAGGATTGATAAAGCTACTAAAGAAGGAAGTGAAATTCTTGACTTAGTTTTTAATGGTGAAGACTTGGGTAAGTTGTTTGACTTGCGTACTCAGCTATCTAGGATTTTGCCTCCAGATAATCCATTATCAGCAAACTTTGCTGGTGCAGGTTCTATCAATCGTTCTGGCTCTGCTTATGAGTTGTCAAGAGGATTGGGTGACTTGCTACAAAAAATATCTACTGGTGGAACATTAGCAGCCACAGGTGACCCTGTTACAGCAGGTGGTCAGTATTTATTGCAAAATGCAATGGGGACTGCTAAAGATATATTTAGGAATATGCCAGCCAAAGAAGCGGTGCGTGGTGCGACAATACCTAATGCAATGCCAAACAGTTTATTGTTTCCAGCAACTAGCGCAGCAGCAGGTTCGCAATTGGTTGAACAGGTATATCCATATCTTGAAGAACTTTTATCTGGCGGTCTGCTAGGTCAATAATTTAACGGAGTAAATAATGCCAAAGACAAAGATTAGTGAATTTAGCACTACACCAGCTAATAACACAGACATTGACGGAATTAACATTGCAGAGGGCTGTGCGCCATCTGGTATTAACGATGCTATCCGAGAGTTAATGTCGCAGTTAAAGGATTGGCAAGCAGGTCTATCTGGTGATGTTACAGTTGTAGCTGCTGGAGGTACAGGTGTAGGAACTCTGACAGGCATTGTCAAGGGTAACGGAACGTCAGCAATGACTGCTGTTACTGCGCCTAGTGGTGCTATTGTTGGTGATACTGATACTCAGACTCTGACAAACAAGACTCTGACATCACCCACTATCAATACTGGTGTGTTATCTAACCCAACAGTAACTAACTATGTAGAGACTCCGTTCACGGCTAATAGTTCTACTGCTATTACTTTGGCTTTGACCAACGGAACAGTACAGATTATTACCCTGACAGGCAATGCGACTATCACAATGCCAACGGCTACAAGTGGTAAGTCTTTCATCATGTTATTAAAGCAAGATGCGACAGGCTCACGCACAGTTACTTGGTCAACAGTTAAGTGGGCTGGTGGTACTGCACCGACTATTACATCTACTGCAAGCAGACAAGATATTTTAAGTTTCTTTGCTGATGGCACAAACTGGTATGGTGTCGTTGTTGCACAGAACTACACACCATAAGGACTGATAAATGTTTGCAGCATCTAAAACAGCAACACCATCAGGCGGTGGGCCAGACGCACAATTTAACTACGTCACTATGCTCTTGCATGGTGATGGAACTAATGGCGCACAGAACAATACGTTCTTGGATAGCAGTACAAACAACTTCACCATTACCCGCAACGGCAATACAACCCAAGGCTCTTTCTCGCCTTATGGGTCTAATTGGTCTAATTTCTTTGATGGTACAGGTGACTATTTAACTGTTCCTGATAATTCTGCGTGGGCGTTTGGCTCTGGAAACTTTACCCTAGAGGCTTGGGTTTACAGAACTGTTAATGGCGCAACTCAAATGATTGTGATTCAATCTGATAACGCAAGTGCAGCAGGTTCAGCGTGGTCATTTTACATTTTGAGTACAAATAAATTAGTATCAAATGTTTATTATGGTTCTTCATTTATTACATTAACATCAAGTGCTGATGTGCCAGCAAATGCGTGGGTTCATGTTGCTTTGGTTCGCACTTCTGGAACTATATCTCAATATATAAATGGAAGCCGTGATGGTACTAGTGCATCGTTAAGCACAAATTCTTTAAACGATGTTGCACAAACTGTCGGTATAGGCGCAACAAACGCTGGTAATGAGCGAATTACTGGTTATATTTCAAACCTAAGAGTAATAAAGGGTGCTGGCCCATATGATGCCACATCGTCAACTCTGACTGTTCCAACAGCACCACTAACAGCAATCACAAACACTCAACTGTTAACTTGTCAAAGCAATAGGTTTATTGATACAAGTGCAAACAACTTTACTATCACACGAAATGGCGACACAAGCGTTCAACGCTTCAACCCATTTGGTACTTCTACCGCCTATTCCACAAGCGTGATTGGTGGGTCAGGGTACTTTGATGGTAGTGGGGATTATTTAAACACTTCAGCAAATGCCACACAATTTGGTACTGGAGATTTCACGATAGAGTTTTGGATTTATTTTAATGCGGTAAATAATTCAACAACAAAATTCATATTTGATATGAGAAATGCTGGTGCAACTAGCGCATCATTTCTTGCTCAAGAATCTAGTAATAATTGGACTTTTTGGAATGGTGCAGGAACATCCATTAGTTCTGGATTTACTAGTTCAACATTTAAAGCAACAAATTGGACTCATGTAGCCATCTCTAGAAGTTCTGGCGTGACTAAATTCTTTGTCAATGGAACACAAACCAATTCAGTTGCTGACACATCTAATTATGCAACTTCAACATTAGCCCTTGGTGCTAGATACACTGGCTCAGATTTTTTAAATGCTTATGTAAGCGATTTAAGATTAGTCAAAGGAACTGCTCTTTACACTTCATCTTTTACACCGCCAACAGCACCCTTAACGGCAGTCACAAATACATCCTTGCTTCTTAATTGTACTAATGGCGCAATCTTTGACAACGCCATGATGAACGACTTAGAAACTGTGGGTAACGCACAGATTTCTACAAGCGTGGTGAAGTATGGAACAGGGTCAATGTATTTTGATGGTACTGGTGATGCTTTAGCTGTTTCAAACAAAGTAATAAACTCATTAGATACTGGTGCTTTTACGATTGAAATGTGGGTTTATCGTTTGGGCAATGGTACTGGTGGCGCAAGTGCTTATGATGCTTTGCTTGGTAGCAATATTGATGCGGCTAGTGCTCTTTATGGAATTTATGTTACGAGGTCATCAGGTGTAATAAATTTCTTTAATAGTGCGGGTTTGGTTAGTTCGTCAAATTCGTTAAGCAATTCTTCATGGACGCACATAGCAATATCTAGAACTTCTGCTAACAATTTACAAATTTTTATTAATGGTGTGTCTGGTTATTCTGCAACCAATACAGGTACAGGAACACTAATAAATCCTTTGTTTATTGCTTCTGACAACACAACATCAGGAAATAGCAAATTTTATGGATACATTGATGACCTACGCATCACCAAAGGCTATGCCCGATACACCTCAAACTTCACACCTCCAACATCAGCACTCTCTGACAAAGGCCCAATCTAAGGAAACATCATGCAAATTGCAATCTTAACTAACCCCATTACAGTTGGCGATTATCGTGAACTGTTTAGCAGTACATCATTTCCCACTAGTGGCCCAAGTGCTGAATTCTTAACTGCCAACAATGCCAAGAAGGTCAATGCCTTTAAAGCCCATGACAGTCTGACTCAAAAGTTGGTTTCATGCTCTGCCTATGACGATGGTGAGTTTGTTTCTATTGTCCAAGTTGAATCATTAAGTGCTGAAGAAATCCAAGCAGCCAAGGATTCTGCAATGTCTCAACTAAGAGCCACACGCAATGCTCTATTGCTTGCTTGTGATTGGACTCAGATTGCTGATTGCACGATTCCTAAGAAGGCTGAGTGGGCAACATATCGTCAGACATTGCGTGACTTCCCATCGATAGTTTCTGATGCCAGAGCGACTGTCACATGGCCTCGCAATCCTGATTGGGTTGAAATGCCTACCATTTGAGGTGAATCATGGAAAACGAAGTCACCCACAAGCAAATCTACGACAGGCTTGTTGAAGTCGAAAGTAAGGTAGATAGCATAGACCAGAACACAAAAGGTCTGGTAGAGGCTATGAAGGCTCTTGATGGGGCTTTTAAAGTCTTGGGATGGGTAGCTTCAGCAGCAAAGCCTATTCTGTGGGTGGGTGCGCTAATCATGGCTGCTGGTGCTGTCTGGCAGACTTGGATTAAAAAATGAAAGATTGGGCTTTCGCTATTACAAGCGCAGCCCTTTTCTGCATTACTGTCGTCTGGTGTTTTTACATCATTGTTTGGGCTATGACGTGAAATGGCTACTGGTGCTTTCAACCTTGTTTACATTGGTGGCATCTAGTAAAGAAAAAACTGAATATCGTTGTGTCAGATGGGCATGGACAGGTGATGTTTACAACCGAAAGGTAGTATGCCTTGAGTGGCAAAAGGTTGAGAAAAAATGATTGACCCCATCACAGCACTAGCTGGCATACAGTCAGCAATCAGCATGGTCAAGAAGGCAGCTAATGTTGCCAATGACTTAGGCTCACTTGCGCCCATGATTGGTAAGCTATTTGACGCTAAGTCTGTAGCTACAAAAGCGATGCTTCAGGCCAAGCAGTCTGGAAAAGGCTCAAACATGGGTACGGCTCTCCAGATTGAGATGGCTCTGGAACAGGCTAGAGCGTTTGAAGAAGAACTCAAGATGCTGTTTATGCAGACAGGCAAGATTGACGTATGGCAGAAAATTAAGGCTCGTCAAGCAGAGATGGACTTGGCAGATGCCAAAGAGATAAGCGCACTAAAAAGAGCAGAAAAAGAAGCTAAACAGAAAGAGCAAGAACAACTAGAAATCGGGCTTCTTATTGGTGGTATTTTCTTTGTCTGTTTTTTACTGTTTGTTGGCGTATATGAGTTGATGCAATTCTGTGAAACTACTCGTAGATGTGGCAGATGAATGAATACCAGAAGACTTTTGACCTATGCTTAAAAATATTCGTTTACGGATGTGTAGCTTTATACGCTCTTGGATTCCTCAAATTTTTGCCTGATGACTTATCGGACAGAATCGTTAATTTACTGCTAGGTAGAATAGGATTAGGTAAATGAGATATTTATTGTTTCTGTTACTGCTAACTGGTTGCGATGAGAAATATCGTTATTTTTGCCAAAACCCAGACAACTTCCATGCTGAATCTTGTCAGAAACCTAGATGCCAATTCACTCAGACTTGCCCTGAGTATTTGGTTGCCCCAATCTTGGAGAAAAAAATCAATGATGTACAACCAGAAACAAAAGCTAACAACTGAAGAAATTGAGGTTAGGGTCTGGAGTATTGTGGTGCTTGCTGTCACCCTGATTCTTTTCTTTATCGTAATCTCCTTGCTCTACTCTGTGACGTTTGTTACACAGCCAATCAAGAGTATGGCCCCGATTGACCAAGCCTATACCAAGATGCTGAACGACATTGTTCTGCTTATCGTAGGTGGTATCGGTGGAGTTATTGGCAAACGAGCAATGACTTCTAGGCAACAGCCTCCACAACAGCCAATGTGTCAACCAATGGGTTATGGTCAACAATATGGCTCATCCTATGCGCCTCCGCAATCTGCGTATGGTTTGCCTAGTCAACCATTTGGTGCTATGCCTGTTTGGAAGAATCCAGAACTAGATGAGAACTGGACTCCTCCTCCTCCTCCGACTACGCCTCCAGACCACTTGGAAGACGATTATGTTAGAGAAGAAATAGCTAACGCAAGAAAAGAGGCTGAATAATGTTTGGCATACCCATACCATATTTGTTATTAGCACTATCTCTTGTTTTATTTGGTACATACCAAGGTGGATACCATTTTGGGTGGACAGATAGAGATGAGGATATGCAATTAGCCATTGCCCAAAAGAATGATGAGGCTCGTTTAATCGAGCAAAACATGAGTGAGAAACTTAACAAACAATCTGCCAAACTACAGGAAGCCAATGATGCTATCAACAAAAAAACTTCTGCTCTTGCTGTTGCCAATCGTGCTGGCAAGTTGCGCCTCTGCCCCTCCAGTAACGTACAAGCCTCCACAAGTTCCTCCATTGCCTCCGCAGATTCAAAAGCAACCAGCCAATCTGACAGACAGACTGACACAGCTTCTGATGCCGAAAGAGCAACCATCGATGCCATTGCAGAAATAGTTGCACAGGGTGATAGAAATACTATTGCACTCAATGCGTGTGTGGACTCATATAACGAAGTAAGGAATCTCTTAAATGGTAAGCCCTGACCAACTTAAAAAGATGCACATTGACCCTGTGTGGGCTGACGCACTTAACGAGACTTTTGAGCATTTCGATATATCTACACCTGCTAGACAAGCTGCTTTCATTGGGCAATGTGGGCATGAGTGTGCTAACTTTAGAATCCTTGAGGAAAACCTAAACTATCGTGCTGAAACCCTGATGAAGTTGTGGAAGTCTAGGTTTCCAACAATTGAGATAGCTAACGAATACGCTAGGAATCCCAAGAAGATTGCTAACAAAGTTTATTCTTCTCGTATGGGAAACAGGGATGAAGCGTCTGGGGATGGTTATCGTTTCCGAGGCAGAGGGTGTATCCAGTTGACAGGCCATGCAAACTATTTCCATGCAGGTCAAGCCTGTGGTGAAGACTTTGTAATGAATCCTGACCTTGTAGCTACGCCTAGATACGCTGCTATGACAGCAGGGTGGTTCTGGAACACCCATAAGCTAAACCAATATGCTGATTCCCAAGATTACAAAACTTTAACAAAGAAGATAAATGGTGGGTTTATTGGTCTTGAAGACCGAGTTAAACACATAAACGAAGCCTTACAGGTTTTAACAAGTTAAATATAATTGTCATAAATCTTGTATAAGGTGTTGTAATGCCAAACATTCCTACGCCAGAACAAGCAGAACTGTTTGCACAAAGTGTCAGAAAATGGCAGCAAGTGCTAAGTCTTGGTGATTGGAGAATTGAAAAAGGAAGTAAACCAGCCAAGGGTGCAATGGCATCTGTTGAGTTTACACCTGCTGCAAGACTTGCTGTTTATCGTTTGGGAGATTGGGGTGCTGAACAAATCTCACCATCTAGTCTTGATAAAACGGCTCTGCACGAGTTGCTTCATATTTTTTTATATGACTTGCTTTGTGTAGCCACAGACCGACAGGCAAGTGAGGAGGATAGGGAAATGCAAGAGCATCGCATAATCAATTTGCTAGAAAACCTTTTGACCAAGGACTCCAATGGGCGCACATAATGAAACCTGTACCGACATGGAGTTTATCCAGCTATGGGGTCAACTTCAATCTGCACAAAGAATGGCAGAACACCTTGGTATAAATAACAGGGCAGTCCATTTACGCAGAAGGTGGATTGAAAAAGAATACAACATGACCCTCAATGCGAAAGACCATCGAGGTGATTTGTATAACAAAAACAGACCCAAGTCTTTCTCTCCTCTAAAGCAAGTAGAACTTGGCATACTGGACGGAACAGTTATTGTGTTCTCAGATGCCCACTTTCATCCTAGTCAACGTACAACAGCCTTTAAAGGGCTTCTATGGGCTATCCAAGAGTTTAAGCCCAAAGCCATTATCTGTAATGGGGATGCGTTTGATGGTGCGTCTATATCAAGGCATGACGTAACTGAGCAACCAGCAACTACTGTCATTCAAGAACTAAAAGCCTGTCAGGGTGCGCTAGGTGAGATAGAAGAAGTTGCTAAAGCAGCAAGGCACAATGTAAAGCTATTGTGGACATGGGGAAATCATGACGTACGCTTTGGCAATCGTTTAGCGCAACATGCACCACAATACAAAGAAGTATTAGGCTTTAAGCTGACAGACCATTTCCTAGATTGGGAGTTTTGTTGGGCGGTGTGGCCTACCGAGGATGTGATTATCAAGCACCGATATAAAGGTGGTGTTCATGCTACTCACAACAATACAGTTAACGCTGGTGTGTCAATCGTTACTGGACACTTGCACTCCTTGAAAGTCACGCCATTTGCTGACTATAAAGGAAA